CGCCCATGCTCCACCGGTGTGCGGCCCAGGCCAGGATCCCGCCGGTCTCGGGCTTCGCGATCGGTGCCTCGGGCTTAGGGAAGGGGCCGTGGCCGGAGATGTCCTTGCGGACCAGGCCCTGCCACTCGGAAGCGAACCGGCCGGCGGGCCAGGGCGGATCCATGTGGGCCAACATCCATCCTTCGGTCGCGGCCTTCGCCTCGTCGATGGACATGTCACCCTTGCGGGCGACGTGGATGTAGTGGCCGGCCACGCGGGTGAATGCGGACCAGCGGGTCTCGCCACCCTCGGCGCCGGCGGAGACGTCGGTGGTCAGGACGTCGGACATGTCTCCGCCCTCAGGGCGGAACATGGCGCCGACCTGGGCGACCTTCTCGGCCAGGGCCCAGGGGCTCGCCGGCATGGCCTCGACGCGTGGCGTCTCGAGGATCGTGGTGCCGTCGACGAAGGTCTCGACGCGTACGGGTTTGCGCACGCCGTTCTTGCCGTGGATGGATCCGGCCAGGCGGATGGGCTGGTGTGCCCGGCCGTACGGATTGCCGTCGACGCCGAAGCCGAACTGGATGTCGGCTCCGACCTTGCGCGCGATCATGTCTCGGATCGCGACGACCTCCTGGACCTGGAGGTTCCGGACCGGCCAGTAGGCATGGCGCTTGGCCTTGCCTTCCTCGGTCGTGCCACCGGAGAGGACGACCATCATTGGTTCGCCCAGGTGCTCGGTCGCGTAGGCGATCTTCGCGTCGGTGTCGCCGGTGTCGAAGTCGGCGCACACAGTACGGAACACGTAGCAATTCTCGGCGGTGCCTCGGTCGGCCCTCAGGGTGCAAGGCACGACGAAGCTCGCGACGTCATGCTGTCCCCACCGGGACGCGTGATGGATGACCGAGCCGACGAAGGCCGGCCAGCCTAGGACCTTGGGCTCGAGGAAGATGTCCTCTCTGAAGACGCCCTCGCGGGCGGTGCCTTTCTCGCCGATGCCACGAAGGCAGACGAAGCCGTCGGCGTCGGTGCCGAAGAGCAGGCGCAGGTGTAGCTCGATCGCTTTCGCGTCGACGCCGTTGGGTGCGTCCATCAGGCGAGGCGGATGAAGATTGGCGTGCGGGATCCGACGTAGGCGCCGGTCACGTTGAAGGACATGTGCTCGATCGCGTCCTCTTCGGTCATGCCGTCGCGGACCCGGAGGATCTCGACGCACATGTCCCAGTCGTAGACGACAGTCGGTTCGCCGGACTCGGTGATGCCGATGATCGCGGCGTCGAAGCCGTCCGCGACGAGCATCTCGCCGTCGCCCTGGTCGTCGGCGAAGTCGTCGACGATTGCACGGAGGCGCTTGCCTTCGGCCTCGAAAGGATCGGTGAACTTGATCGGCTTCTTGCTTACTCTTTTCTTAGCCATGAGGGGTTGATGGATTGGGTGTTGGTGTTGGGTTGGGAAGTGGTCTTCTGCCAGCATCGCGCCTTGTAGTCGCAGAACTTGCAGTTGAAGTCGTCGGCGGATCGGCCGGCCTTGCCGAGCTCTTCGGGGTTGCCGGAGCTGACGATCCGGACGGCGCGGTCGATGTAGTCCTGGGCGTCGCGCGCGACAAGCGGGATCAGCTCGACGTGGATGTCGCCGGTGTCGCGGTTGAGACAGGTGAACATGCAGGTCTCGAGCTCGTGGTAAGCCATGTAGATCTGGACCTGGGCGTAGTAGACCGGCTTGCTCGCCTTGATCCCTTTCTTCACCGCGTCGCTCCAGCTCTTGTCGCCGAGCGCCTTGTTCTCCCACAGCATGGGATACTTCAGGCCGGCGACGGGGCCGGAGTGGATCACGCCGTCGAGGTGTCCCTTGAACTTGCCGCCGGCGTCGGACATGCCGATCTGCTTGCCGTCGGGTGCGTGGGTCTGGAGCTCGAAGCCGGCGAGCTTGAGGTAGTCGGCGACGCGCTCTTCGCCGTCGTGGCCCATGTCGAAGATCCGGAGGGTCTTGCCTTTGAAGTCGGCGCCCTCGTCCTTCTCGACCATGTGGTACTCGTAGCCGAGAGCGCGCTCGCAGTGGTGTCCGATCCGGGAGGCGCCGAGGTACTGGCGCCTGGCCTGGGACTTGTTCTTGGAGAGCATCGCCGCGTCGATGGACGCGACGATCGCTTGCTCCGTTGTCGTGGCCTCGCGGCCTTCGTTGGGTGAGAAGATCATACGGAAAGAACCTTAGCTCTGATGAGTTTCTCCTTGAACGTCCACGTCAAAAGACAGGACGCGCGGTATTTCGTCATCGAAAAATCGTTTGCCTGGCCGGACAGATAACGAAGCTGATCGTCGCTGGCCGGCTCGTTGATCCACCTCTTGGTCTTCCGGGCGGCGTCCCTGTCGCCGTGTTCCCGGAGGTAGTCGTCCGCGGAAGCCAGGGCCTGGAGCCGGTCGGTGGTCTTTGCCACCAGGTGCACGCCACGCTCGGCGTCCTTGCCGCAGACGACCCAGTGGACCCCGCCGTGCAGGATGATCGCGGCCCAGGCCGACATGGCGTTGGCCATGGTGACGACGCCCCAGAAGGTCTCCCACTGGAAGGGGCTGAGCTTCATGATCTCGACCTCGGTCATGACGAAGTCGGCCAGGGCCTGGCGCTCCTTCACTTCCTGTGCCCGGCGCTCGACGGCGTCGAAGATGTGACCGCAGGAGGGGCAGGTGCCACAGCCGGCGGGGATCTCCATCTCGCAGGACGGGCAGTCCTTGGTCATGCCCTTGCCCTTGACCGGCTCGAGGACCGGGTCGGTCTCCAGGCCTCCGTGAGTAAGCAGTGAATAACCGAAGTCCAGGACGACGCAGTCGGTCTTGATCACGCCGGGGTGTTTCTCCGGGTCGACCTTGCGTAGGCCTCGGCCGACCATTTGGATCATGGTCGACTTGTAAGAACAGGGCCGGAGCAGGACGACGCAGGCGATGGTCTGGCAGTCGTACCCCTCAGTCGCGATCGCGACGTTGACCAGGACCTGGTACTTGTCCTTCTCGAAGTCGACTAGGGCGCGACGCCTCTCGGTGTCGGTCATCTCGCCATGGATCTCGGTGGCCTTGACGCCTGCGTCGGCGAAGGCCTGTGTGATGTGTCTGGCGTGCTCGATCGTCGAGCAGAAGACGATGGTCTTGCGGTCGCCGGCCAGCCGGCGCCACTCCTCGATCACCTTCTCGGTGACCGCGGACTTGTCCATGATCGCCTCGACCTCGGCCATGTCGAACTCGGAGATCGTGCGCTTCACGCCGGCGAGCTCCTCGCGCAGTCCGCAGTCGATGACGTAGGTGCGTGGCCTGACCAGGTGGCCGGCCTCGATCAGCTCGCGGATCGAGATCACGTCGGCGACATTGTTGAACGCGTCCTTCAGCGCGGCCTTGTCACCTCGCTCCGGGGTGGCGGTGACGCCCAGGATCCGGACGTCCTTGTTCAGGAACCTGGCGCGCTCCAGGATCTTCTTGTAGCTGGACGCGGCGACATGGTGAGCCTCGTCGATCACGACCAGGTCCATGGCAGGCATGGTGTCCAGGTTGTCCGGCCGGCTGAGGGTCTGGACCATGGCGTAGGTCACCCCGTCGGACCACTTCTTGCGGTCCGCGGCGTAGATGTCAGAGGCCAGGTCCGGGTCGACGCGTCTGAGCGTGGCCCGGTTCTGGTTGACGAGCTCATCCCGGTGCTGGATCACGAGCGCGCGGAAGGGCTTGTCCTTCTTGCGCGACTGGGCGATCGCCGAGCTGAGCATGACTGTCTTGCCGGCGCCGGTCGGCGCCACGCCAAGGGTGTTACCCTTGTCGGCGAGCGCGGTCAGCACCCGGCTGACGAAGTCCGCCTGTCTTGGGCGGAGCTTCATCGGGAGCAGGGATTGCACCAGCCCGACAGGGACATGCGTCCACAGAGGGGGCAGATGAAATAATTGATAAGGGATCGGCGGCGGCCTACCGGAGGGGCTACCTCGTAGCGGCCGAACCTGCCGCATCCCAACCACCCTGCTTCCGCAGGCCGCGTCGCGCTACGCACTTCGCGGAAAGACGAGACTCCGCCCGAGAGAAACCATCGTCGAGAGGGCCGGGCGGAGCGACCGGGGTACCCAGTCCAAAGAGAAGACTCCCCTGTGCCTTTCGGTAGGGAGGGGAGCCGTTGTAGTTCCTGTTGCTTGCGCGTACAGGAAAAGTGGGGGGCCGGGGAGAGAGGCGACCCCAACAGTCGCGTCATCCCAGCGCAGGTTTCCACAAGGTAATAGCCCACCGACGGGGGCGCCTTGATCTCCTGCTCGGCCCTTGGTTTTGAAAGATCAGGAACGCCGGCACCGGTGGTGCGTCGAACCTCGAGCTCACATGTTGGCAGGCTTTTGGAAAAAGTCACCATGTTTGTAAGATCTGGTTCGACGCGTTGGGCGGTGCCGGTCCTGGACCCTTTAGAAGGGGTTGTTAGACGGACCCTTGACGATCCAGCCGGGACCCTGGCCAACGACCGGGGCGGGAGCCTGAGGGGCGAACGCCTGGGAGCGCGCCTGGTTGGAGGCCTGCTGACCACCGGTCAGGGCGTTGTAGTCGCGCGAGCCTGCGCTCTTCGGGTTAGGGCTGAGCCACTCGCCGACCTTGTTCTTGTCGGCGTAGGCCGGATCCTTGGACGCCTCGATCTTGATCTTGATGGCGACGCGCAGGCCGTCCATCGCGTTCATGAGGGCGAGAGTCTCCTTGCCGGCGAAGGCGGAGTAGGTCTCCGGCTTGAGCGGGTTGAAGACGCCGGCGGACTCGAAGATCCGGGTGATGGAGCTCTTGCCCATCTCGCGCCACTTCGGGTTGTTGCGCTCGTCGTTGATGTCCGGGAGCATGTCGAAGACCTTGCGACCTTCGTAGCCGTTCTCGACGAGGGTCAGCGTCACCGGGTAGTAGGTGCCGCCGGTCGTGCCGGACTGGCGCGCGGCCTGGATCGTGATGATCGCCCAGGAGAGCGTGCCGTTGGGGATGAGCTCGGGCGCCTTGGCGGCGCCGGAGTCGGGGGAGAACATGTTGTTCATGGTTTGGGTTGGTATCTGGGTTGGTATCTGGGTGGGAAAGATCAGGCCTTGGCCGGCATGGTCGTGATGAGGTTGGTGTCGAGGCGCTTGCCTTCGCGGATCTTGACCATCAGCTCGCCCAGGTGCGGGGCCTCGAGGAGCTCGAGACGGCCGGAGCGATCCTTCGCGGGATAGCCCCAGGGGTTCTGTTGCTGACAGCAGAGACCGCGGTACATCTGGCCGTCCTCGGTCTTGAAGTTCTGGAGGGTGATCACCTGGTCGAAGATGCCCGGGAGCTCGCGACCGGTCTTCGCGCCTTCGATCTGGGGGACCCAGGTCACGCGCTTGAGGTCATCTTCCTCGCGGTTCAGGATGCCGACCACGACGATCGACTTGTTGCTGTGCTGGAGGTGGGTCAGCCAGCGCATCATCTCGCGACCGAGCAGGCCGTAGGCTCCGCGGGTGTCCGGCTTGCCGTCCTTGTTCATGGCCTCCGGCTGTTTCTCCGCCCACTTGAGGCAGTCACGGGACGCGACAGTGATCGAGTCGACGAAGACAGTCTTGTACTTGGCGAGAGGGATCTCCTTGAAGGCTTCGCAGACGGCGTCGTACACCGGCTTCGAGTAGGCCCCGTTCAGATCGGACGGATCGTGTCCGCCGATGTACAGGGCGAGCGCGCGGGCGATCTCCCACGGCTGTTTGCCGAAGGCCTGGGCGGCGGCGCGGACGTCGAGCACGTCGCCGGGCCAGTCCTGGATGGCCAGCGTGCCGGCCTCGAGGTCCACGAAGAGCGTGGTCTCGGGGTCGAGCGTGCGGGCGAGGGTGGTCTTGCCTACTCCGGACGGGCCGAAGAGGGCGATGTTGACCTTGGGCACGAGCTTCAGGCGCTCGTCTGCCTTGATGATTTTGATCATGGTGTTGGGGGAGATTAGGAGAAGGAGACGGAAGGGTTGCCGTACTTGACAGTCCGGGCGTCCATGAGGCGATCCTTGAGCTCGTTGTCTTCGAGCGCCTTGAAGTTCTTCTCGGGCACGGAGAACTCGATCTTCATGATCCGGCGGACCTGCTCCCAGGGGAGCGTGTTCGCGATGGACTCGAGGACGTTGCTGTCCCAGTCGACGCGCTGGCTGATCTTGAACGTCAGCTTGACGCCGTCGATCTCGGTCGAGTGCTGGCCGTGGGTCAGGCCGGTTTCCTTGAGGTGCTTCTCGAACAGGGCGCCGTGCTCGGCGATGATGCCGGCCTCGGCCTCCGCGATCTTCGCCTTGGCGGCGTCGATCAGGGCCTTGTTCGCCGCGATGATCTCGCGGAGTTCGGTGAGCGTCGGCTTAGCCGGCGCGGTCTTGCTGGTTTTTTTCATGTCGGTGGGGGGAAAGTTTATTCTCCGGAGTTGGGCGCAGGAGAAAGCCGTAAAGGTCAATGGGATGCCCTTCGGAAATGCCAAGCTCAAAGAGCTGGATGATCCGCTTGCCGGGGATGCTGTCGCGCTCGATCCACTTCTCGATCGCCTTGAGCGAGACCGCGTATCCCTTCGCGTTCATGCGCCGGCAGAGCTCGCCCTGCCCGCCGAAGCGTGCGACGAGTTTCCTGACGTCGATGTTGGTGGAAGTGGTCACGGCGTTGGGTCCGATGTGATCACTCTGCCTCGTGCGTGCGGTTGGTCAATGGGAAAAAACACGAACTTGACTTCCCTACATTCTGTCGGTTTTGTTACTGCCCCAACATGAATAATAACGACGCAAGAATTGTTAAGAACGATGCCGGCATCTACGAGATCCGCTTCGGTGGAAAGCGTAGCAAACGCAAGTCGACCGGTTGCACGGATCTCCGCGACGCCTACGGCTTCTACGGCCGGTGGATGATGGAGCAGGCCAAGGCCAAGGTCGTCGACGTGTCGAAGATCCTGGACGACTACATGGCCGAGCACGTCGCACAGCGCGTCGTCTCGACCGAGCGCCAGGAGGACTGCGTCGCGGTGCTCAAGGCCGGCCTGGGCGCAAAGCTCGTCACCGAGCTCGACAGCCAGGTGATGCTCAAGTACCGCGAGGCCAGGAAGGCCGGCAAGATCAACGGGCGCGAGGTCGGCGAAGGCACCCTGCGCCGGGAGCTCAACTGCCTGATCGCCGCGATCAATCACGCCGTGCGCCAGCGCCGGCTGTCTTCCGCCGACGTGCCGCACATCGACCTGCCGGCCGCGCCGACTCCGAAGGATCTGTGGCTGACCGGCGAACAGCTCGACCACCTGATCGCGACGAGCGTGTCGACGTATGGGGACATGTCGCGGATCCACCGGTTCATGGTGATCGCCTCCGAGACGGCCGCGCGCAAGACGTCGGTGGTCGAGCTTCGCTGGTCTCAGGTGGATCTCGATCGCGGCCTGATCAATTTCCAGAACGACGGCAAGGCCAGGACGAAGAAGCGACGCGTGCCGGTGCCCATGTCATCCAAGCTCAAGGCTTTCCTCGAGCGCGCCTGGTCGGCACGCACCCAGGACGAGTGGGTGCTCGATACGCCCTACTCGATCCAGCATCACTTCGAGGCTGTCGTAGAGAAGTCCGGCCTGGAAGACGTGACTCCGCATACCCTTCGCCACACCTGGGCGACTCTCGCGGCCCAGGCCGGCGTCGAGCTCTTCCAGATCGCCGGCGTGCTAGGCGACTGCCTGGCCACAGTGATGCGTGTCTACGCTCACCATTGCCCGGATCACCTGAGGGGCGCGGTCAACTTCAGAGCTTAGAGACCTCTGTCTTCCCGCGCTTCTTCACCGCGATGATCGCGATCACCAGGATCTCCGGCGCCGCGTAGGCTGACAGGCCTACCACGCCGAGCCACAGTCCTTCGGACTGGATGAAGTCGCGCGTCGCGAAGCCGACCATGATCCCGACGAACGTGGCGATCGCGGCCGAGATCGCGAACGCGGCGAGCGTGTACTTCTCTCCGAGCGCCAGGCGCCGGACAACACCGGCCGCGAGTGAGATCGAAAGCAACGTGGCCGCGTCGGTCCAAGCTGATGGTTGTTGGTCGTTCATTTGATCTTCCTGTACCCTTGGGCCCACAGTACTTCGGCGATGTACTTCGCCCGGAACTTTACCTTGCGCTCTGTCATCTTCCAATCCGCAAGGTGCAAGGCCTCGTGGACCATGACCTCGAGCGCGGCCCGCTCGCTCGCGATCTGAGGGTCGATCTCAATCGTATTGTCCGCCTTGCAAGCCAGGCCGCAGATGTCTCCCGGCAGGTCGCGCACGATCACCTTAGGCAGTTTCTTTTTCACGGCGCAGGTATCTCCAGGTTTTCACCACGGCGACGACGGCCAGGTTGAGGGCCAGGAACGCGAGCGTCCCGATCAGGACGTACTCTGACTTCTCTCCGCCGAAGAAGTCGATCAGGGGGCGTGCCGTAGCGGCGACCAAGACGCCGGCCCCGATCGTCAGGCCGGCGACCCACTTCTGGATCCCGATCAGATGACCGAACAGCAGGGCCGCGACGCCGGCGGCGATAGCCCAGGTCCCGTAACGGGTGAGCAGGCTGGCCGACTCGGCCAGGCTTGCCAGACGATCGGCATCGGCCTTGTCCTTGCGGGCCTGCTCGGCTTCAGCCTGGGCCTTGATCCGCGCGATCTCCTCGGCCTTGACCTTGGTCTCGAGCTCGTTGGTCCGCTTGTCCAGGGCGAGCTTCTCCGCCCTCAGTGAGGCGAGCGCCTTGTCGTCCGGCTTGGCGATCCACCCCTTGAATTGGTCGACGGCCTTGGCCGTGGGATCCCCGGAAAGGGAGGCCAGCCCCTGCGTCGCGGAGTCATACAGGTTCAGCGCAGGAGCGGGACCGGACAGCGAGGGGCGGATGGCCGTGTAGATGGCCAGGTTCTCGGCGACCTCGTCCTGCCAGACCTGGAGCAGGGTGGTCTGTTGGATCGGGGCCGGCGCCGGGACCGGTGGCAACGGCTTCTCGGCCGGCCTGGACGTGCATCCAGCCAGCGCGAGGAAAGCCACCGCCAGGAGCCTCACTTGCCGAACTCGTCGGCTAGGGATTTGGCCTTGGCCTCGATGGCCTTGGCCTTCTCGGCGTTCTTGCGATACGCGAGGGCGCCTACCGCCACGCCGGCCAGGAAGAAGACGGCGAGAAAGATGAAAGTCGTCATGACTATTACAGCCTGTTCATCGCCGGCCAAGGGTCAAACGTTTCAGCCACCTGTAGACCTTGCCGATCTGCTCGAAGCTTGCGTCGTGCTTGATCGTGTTTGCCATACGGCTGATCACGACGACATTTCCTGGCACATACCCCAGGGCCGGGTCGATCCTGTCCAGGCTGGGGGCGTGCGGGTGCGGGATGTGATCCTTGCCGGTCTCATAGGGGACGCCAAGGACCGGGCACATGGTGCCGATCTTAAAGTCTTTCTCGGTGATCGAGAAAGGGATACCGCTCTTCTTAGCCCGTTGACGGGCCAGGGAGAGGAGCACCCTTGCAGGATTGTCCTTACGATAGCGCCGGATCCAGTCCCGGCGCTGTTGTCGGGTCTTGGCCGTATCAGGTCAGCGCCACTTGCCGCTCCGCAGGAGCAGGCCGATCACGCCGTAGTTCGCGAGATCCGCCCAGGAGTCTTCGACGCTCTCGTGGTTCACGGCCGTGTCGCCCTTCATCTCCTTGGTCAGGAGGTTGCGGAGGCGACTGACCTTGTCCTGCGATCGCACCATGACACCCAGCTCGCCGTTGAGGGTGATGTTGCTCGACCCGTAGTCCTGCTGTTTGCGGTCCATCAGCAGGGCCAGGGGGAGGATGGCGCGGAGGTACTCGCGACCCATCTCGGTCTTGAGGCCGAGCTCTTCGTGGAGTTTGTCGGCCAGGGCGTCGGTGTTGGTCATGTTGGGCATGGACCATCAGCATGGCCCAGGCCCAACATGTGTCAACAGGTTCAGCGCCCGTCCGAGCGTCCTGAGCTCCGGCCGCTTTCGCGGGATCCGGTCCTGGGGTCCGAAGAGGCCTTCTTCTTTTCCTTCTCCTTGCCGGCGACAGTGTCGACGACCAGCTCATTGAAGGCCTTAGAGGCCAGGGCCTGGTCTACCACGGCGGCGATCGGCGCCGGGGCGTAGGTGCTGACGACCGCCTGGGTGCCAGGAACAGCCACGGATCGCGTGAGGCTCTTGGTGATCGCACGCTCCTTGCCGTTCGACTTGGTGGCCTCGCGCTCGAAGTTCTTACCGAGGCGCACGCCTTCGTCGATGATCGGAGGGAGCTGGCCACGTCGGGCACGCTGGACCGCTTCGGTCTTTCCGCCGGTCAGGCCGGTGTAGCTAAGGCCGTCGATCATGTGGTTGAGCAGTGTCTTCTTCTTGAGCTCCTCCTTGTCCTCTTCGTCGCCCAGGGCGAGCACTCGGAGAGCCAGGAAGGCGGCGGCGGACACGGCCATGGCCGGGATCGCGCTGGCGCGGGCGATCATGCGGGCACGCTCGGCCGGGCTGAAGAAGGTCGCCTGGCCTCCCTCGGACTCGGAGCCGCGGAAGCCGGACGCGATGTCGCGGGCCATGGGCTTTGCGATCTGCTCGCGGAACGCGGCAGGGTAGTTAAGGAAACTCATGACGGCCTTGCCCCAGAAGTTGTCCTGAGAGATCGCCTTGTTTCGTTCGCCGCCTGGCTTCATGGCTCGGTTGGAGCTGACCATGGCGCGGGCGGACTCCATGCGGATAGCCTTTCGGGCCATCGCGGCCATTGGGTCAGTGGTATCCGCGAGCATCTCGTTGAACTTTCCGCTAGCCCGGGCCTTTTCCCACCAGGTTCCGAAGGCGATCATGTTGGCGTCGTTAACGCCGGCACGGCGCAGGCGCATGATAGCCTCGTTCCGGGTCGTCATCGCGTCACCCTTGTATCCGACCTTCTTGAGGGCGCGGGCCAGGATGTTGTCGCGGAGGAACTCAGAGACATGCTGATCCAGACGGCCGGCGGCGTAGCGTGCGCCCATGGCGCGCTTGGCATTTTCAGAGGCCTCGATGCCGTAGGCCTGGGCCATACGACCGGTGGCATTGGAGATCTTGCGCGCGGCCCGGTCGGTTCGGCTGTCCTCGCGGAAGTCGGCCTTATTGTCCAGGGCGTAGGCGCTGTTCTCCATGATGTTGTGCACGCCGGCGGAGTCCATCAGGCCGGTGATCCGAGCGAGCTCCATGTTGCCGGTCTCGCTGTTGAGATCGACGCGGAGGAACTGCTTAAGCAAGGCTCGCTGGCGCGGGCTTAGCTCGGCCAAGATCGCGGCAAACTCTTTGAGCATGACGACCGGTGCGGTGATCGCGCTGAACAGGTTCCCGGGGATTGCCTGGGCCTGTGCCTCCAGGAAGTTGGTAAGGAACGTCGACTTGAGCTTCGACATGTTGCTCAATCCGAGGAGCGCATTGGCCATGGCGTGAGACCCCTGGGCCGCAGGAGTGAGGGCTCCCATGGCGTCGAGCACCATCTCCTTGATCCGGGTGATGTCGACCTCCTTGACGCCCTCCTTGCGCATCTGCTCGACCATGCTGTTCCAGGTCTGCCCATCGGCGCCGAAGCGCCGGGAGAACTCGGCAAGGGTAGTGGCACGGGCGATGTAGTTATTCCATGCGTGGCGCGGGTCGTTGTGGAAGTACTCGCGGAGCATGGCCCGGGCGGAGTGCTCGAACACACGGCTCTTCAGGAAGTCAGCCCTGTTCTGGTTGCGCGGGTTCGACGCCAGGATAAGGCCCTGGCTCTGGTCGCCGCCTTCGGCGCCGGAAAGGATCGCGGCGGCCAGGTCCTCAGCCTGCTGGCGGGGGTTGGCGACCTGGAGTTTCTTGATCTCCTCGAGCATGGCGTTCTTCCGGTCGGACATCTCCTGGGTGAAGCCGCCGTTCTGGGCCGCTTCCTGGTCGATCTGCTGGATGTACTTTTGGAGGCTCCGGATCCGCTTCGGGTTATTGTCGATGTAGGCCTGCTCGGCCGTGTCGATGAATGCCTGCTCGTCCTTTGCGACGGCTTCGGCGTTGAACGAGTGAGGGATCGCGTAGCCCTGGGCGTAGTTAAGTTCAAGGCCTGACTGGCGCAGGTAGGTGTACAGCTCGTCGGACAGGGCCTGGAGGTTCTGCACAACCTGGCCGACCGGGCCGGACGGCATCGGGATCTCGCCGGCCAGGGCGCGGGCGATCGTGATGTCGAGCGCGCGGATCTGGTCCTGGCTGAGCTTGGCCAGGGGCTCAAAGGCGTCGGCCAGCTTGTTGCGGAAGATGCGGCGATTGGCGTCGCGCTCCTCGTGGTAGGTCTCCTGGGCTCCGGCGTCGATGTTGCCGCCGAGGCGGTTAAACATCTCGGCCACGCGCTTCATTGTCTTGGACCGGGTGTCGTTCGCCAGCAGGTGCATGTTGGCGGCGATCGGGTTCAGGCCCTTGAGCAGTCGGTCGGACGAGGTGAATGCGATACCGCTGGCGACGCTGATCAGGTCGCCCATGGCGACGCCGGCGATCGTAGCTCCCGCGGCCTTGGCGGCTCCGGTCGCGGCCTCGACAGTGGTCGGGGCAAGGGCCAGGGCGCCGGCGGCGAGGCCGGCCTTGCGCGCGGTGGATCCGGTCGACGGGACGTCCTCGTCGCGGGCGGACTGGATGCTTTCTCCGGTCGGGTTCCATCCGAACTCCTGGATGCTGTTACCTTCAGTGAAAAGATCGCCGGCGCGAACCTGGCGCTCAATGATGTCAAACCCGTTCTGGAAACGTTCGCCGTGCTCGGCGGCGTAATCGCGGGAAGGAGTGACCCAGTTACCTGGGGTGATCTCGGTGGCTACACCCTTAGGTACAGCTCGGTAAACAGTCACCATGGCGTCCGGTTTGCCGCGGACAGACTGGATCAGCTTGTGGATCTTGACGTCGTCAGCTCGACGCGCGCCATAGTACCTGGCTCCGTTCGGACCATAGATGTCCTCGGGGTAGGTCCTATCCATCGCATCCAAAGAGCCCTCTCCGTTGGTACCATCCGGAGCTCGGTGTGATCCGCGATAGTCACCATCCTCGTCGCGGGCGCTGAGGATCTGCGTGTCGTTATCCTGGACGCTTTTGTCGAACTGGGCCTTGAGCTGTCGGGCCTTGGCCTTGTCTCCGGCGGCGTTAGCGGCCTGGATCTCGTTGATAAGACGGCGCTGTTCTGGCGTGTACTGAGGAATGTTACCCTGGATCTCGCGGCGATCACGGAACTTTTGTCCACGTTCGTAGAAGTCTACTCCGTCGCGTTCCGCCATCTCGACTAGATCGTCATCGCTTCCTTCGTAGCCAAACTGATCGTACTCGTCAGTTGCCTCGGTGGTAGACTCAAGGATGTCCACGTTCTTCTTGCCGAGGAGCTTTTGCATGCTCTTCAGCGGTCGTGCTTTCGGGTCAAGAACAGTGGAGACGGCGGTGTCAACCGGAGGGTTTGCACGTTTCCCGAGCTCATAGACTTCAGCCTGTAGGATCGTGGAGAGGCCTCGACCCTGGAACTTCGGATCGACGTCGATCATGTCGAGACTTACCAATCCCTTCCCATCCTCGTACACCTCGGAGGTCATGTCGAGATTTGCTACCGGCTTGCCGTCGTACTTGATCTGGGCGGCGTAGCCGCCTGATCGTTCGTCAGGAGCGAAGGCAAAGCTGTAACGCGAGCGCTCGTTTTCAGGGATCCGGAGAGCTTCGCGGGTCATGAAGCCGCCATTGGCCAGGGCCTTGTCGCCGTGGTTAGTGAGCTCGCCACCTGGCGTGGTGAACTCGAGGCCGGCCTGATCTTCGTCACGCGCGCTCAAGGCGGTATCCTGGTCGACCGATCCAGGCTTCTTGCCGACGACGAACTCCTCGTATGCTCCACGCAAGCCGACGTTCATGGCGATGACGTCGTCGACCGGGATCTCGCGGCGCTCGATGTTGCTTCCGTACTCCCTTGCGCCGGCCTCAGTTGAGTGCCAGTTCTGCGTCGCCTTCTGCTTCTGCTTGCCATGCGCCCGGTAGAGCACGATGGTGTCGCCGAACTGCCGGCGGAGAGCTTCGCGGGTCCTGTCGAAAGCGGAGTACAGATCGGACGGGGAGACGTTCGCGTTCTCTCCGTTCATGATCACGTCGACCGCGGTATCCTGGTTGATGCGCACACCCAGGGAAGCCTCGGTGAGTGCGTCGAAAGCCGCCCGGCTGGAGGCGAGCTCATCGGACGCGATCTTCACGATCTCAGAAGGGATCGCGCTACCGCGCTCCTGCATCGGCTTAATAAGCTCGAGCTTCAGGCCTCGGCCGGCGCGCATCTCGAACCGGTGCGTCTCGAGCTCCATGCCGAGCTTGGAGTAACGTGCACCTTCCTCGCGGCTGAGGTTGCCCTTGCTGGCGAGCGGAAGGATCTCGCGCTTGATCTCCTCGATCCTGGCCTTGCGTTGCTCGACGGACATGGGAGCCTTGGCAGGCTCCTCGTCGCGGGCGCTGTAGACCTGGTCGCGGCGGATGCCGTAGGCGGCTTCGCCTTGCTCGGCCTCTGCGTAGTCTGGCGTCTTCTGCTTGAATACGATGTTAAGCGCGTCGATCTCATCGTTGACCTGGATGTCTTCATCGCCCTCAAGCTGTTTAATAACTTCGCCAACGGCTTCGCGGTGATCCCATCCCTTGAACGGGAGGAGGACCATGGTGGCGCCGGCCATCTTTGCGCGCTCGACGGCTTCTGCCGCGACTGCGACCTGTGCTCGAGGATTGTCGCCGGTGATCATCTCAACGGTCATGGCCCAGCCCTCTTCGAGCTTAGGCTGTTTGCGCTGGATCTTACCATCAATGTACTTCGGTCGCTTCGTAAAGACGCGATCCTTGTCCATGACCAGCTGTGCTTCCGCTAGGATCTCCCCGTCTTTTCCGATCACGGTCATGGAGTAACCGGTCGGGTCTCCATAACTGTCTGCGTCGTAGTACTCTTCGTCCAGGGACTCGGACGTGATCCTTGCTCCGTTCGGAAGGTTCTTCTTCGCCGTCGGGCTGTAAAGGCTGTCGACACTTCCTTCCACTTCAAGGAACAGTCGGTCGGTATCCAGGAACTGCTTTCCGGCAGGCTCCTCGTCGCGTGCGCTGTACGCCGTCTTCTTGTCGATCTTGTACCCGTTGTACCCATCTCCGCCGACAGCGTTGAACGTGATGTCAGGTTCAGTCCTGGCTACGTGACCAAACAGGCCAAGCTCTTTCTCGTCGATCTCGCCGGCATAGTCGTGACTGACGAAAATGTCAGTGATGCCGGCTTGGCGGGCGCGCTCAAACAGCTCAGAGATCAGTCCGATCTTGGCGCTCTCCGGAGTTTTGTTGTTCATGCCACCCTCATCAGTGAAAAGGACGGTCAAGGCGCCGGCCGCAGATCCTGGGCCGCGAGGCTCAAAGCGGAACTGGATACGATACTCATGGACAGGCGATCCGCTTGCCGGCATGAGCTCCTTTGAGACTACTCGGAACTCGCGACTTTCATTCCTTCCCTGCGGGCCCGAGTCACTCCCCTGCTGGACCAGGTGGTAACCGGCCAGGTTCTTTCTGGCCGTCTGACTAGCAGGAGCCAGGGTCGTGAAACGCTTCAGGTTGTACGGGTAAGGCATGCCTTCCGGCTTCGGGATCTCGCGGCCTGTTACCATCTCATCAAAGGCCTTGAAGGATCCGGCGCGCGACGGCTTAGGGATAGATGGACCTTCCTCATCGCGGGCGCTGAAGACCTCCGGTCCGGTGAACGGGCCGGCGTCGGTGAAGTCGTAGCCGCGCATGGAGTCGACGCCTTCGCCCATGTATTCTGCGAGCTTCTCCTTTATGTAGTTGCGGGTCTCGGCCTTGATCGCCGGCGAAGACTGGTTCTTCTGGAGCAGGGAGATCCTTACGACGTCACCGGTCGCGTCGATGCGTCCATGGGCCGGACCGCTCAGCAGGCCAGACAGGCCACCCTGCTCTTCCCAGTCGAGGTGGGTGGGCATGCGGACCCAGCCTGAGGACATGCCGTCTTCATCGCCGTCAGTATTGACGCCGATGCCCTTGTCTTCGAGCTCCTGGACGGAGGTTACCTGTAGCTGTCCCTGACGGTCGACGGCCCACAGGAACTGCTTCGACTTGTCGGCGTCGACGTCATGGCCGACGTCGGTCCACCACTTGATCTGTTTCGGCTCAGGCGCGCCGGCGCCCTGCTTCGCCTTGAAGAAGGCGTCGCGGTAGCCGCCCGGGATCGGGGTGTTCTCGCCGTCGTCGCGGGCGGAGCGCGTGCGCGGGATCGGCTTGTTCGGCTCGAGCTTGTCGATGTTGTCGACGCGGGTCTGGCGATCCTGGTCGGCGTCGCCGAAGCGCGAAGCGCGGTAGTCGGCGGTCCGCTGATCGTCCATGACCGGGTTCTGTCCGCCGGTCCTGTCGTAGCCGTGGAGCTTGTCGCGCTTGAAGTCGGAGGTGTAGGCGCCTTCCTGGAACTTGTCCCAGATGGCCTCGACCTTGTCCTTGCCGAAGACGTCCATGAGCGCCTTCTTGATCTGCGACATGAGCTCCTTGAGCTTGGCGAAGACAGTCGGCATGTTCTGGCTGTTGACGCGCGCGTCGTCCCGGGCCTTGGCCAGGTCGGCGATCGTGTCGGCGAAGTACTCCGAGAAGTTGGTCAGGCGGTAGGTCTCGTCCGTGCGGGCCAGTCGCCAGCGGCCGGTGTTCGTGTCGCGGCGGAACAGGCGCGAGACCTGCGACATGTCGATGTCGTTCTTCTTGGCGAAGTCGATCAGCTGGGCGTGGGAGAAGCTCTTGTCGAGCCAGTTGCCCTCGCCCAGGAGCTCGCGAAGTCCCTTCTTGTCCTTGAGCCACTTGGCCCGGTCGCGGAGGAACTGCTGGCGCGCGGCCTCGAGATCCTTGGCCGGGACCATGCGCTCGAGGTGGTGGGCGACCTCGTGGGCGAACGTGTGCTTGAAGACGCCGGGGCGGTTCGTGTTGCGTACGAACAGTTTGACCAGCTCGGCGGCGGCGTTGTACTCGCCGCGCACGCCGGCGCCAGGCTCGGCCTGGCTGACGCTGACGGCCAGGTTGTCGAGGTAGCCGTTCTCCATCAGCTTCTCGACGAGACGGAGGGCGGCGGTGGCCTCCTCGTGCGTCAGGCTTCCGCCTCGGCGGAGCTCGTTGATCAGCTTCTGGGCGATCTGCTCGTTTCCGCGCCGGCGCTGGGCCGGGTCGGTGTTGCCGGCCTGAGCCTGGGCGCGCGCGGCGCGCCGGCGGTCGAGCTCAGCGGCTTTGCGCTCGAGCTCGTTCCAGGTGGCTTCGTCGCGTTCGGACCTTACCTGAGGTCCTTGGGGACCTCGTCCAGTTGCTCCTTGGTCAGGCTCGACTCCATCACGCCCCAGTTGAGTGCGATCCAGTTGTCCCTGGTCCTGTCCAGACCCAGCTCCCTGAGCGCCCTGTCCGTCGGGTCGGAACCAGGTCGGACGGCCGTAGGCTCCATACGATCGGGCAGTCGCGATCCGGCGATCGGCTTCGGCTCGGTCGATCTTCCGTTCGGCATGGAGGGCCTCGATGAACTCGATCCGGGCGCGAAGGACTTCGGCCTCGAGCTGGGATCGGGCTGTTGCGATGTCGATCTTACCATCTCGGTAGGAGCTCCAGATGGATTTGATCTTGGTGATGTTCTGTTCATTGGATTTGTAGGTGGCAGGGAAGAGTCCTCGGACGGCTTCCCACGTGATCGACTGCATCTCTCGAGGCAGAACCCCGCGGGCCTTGGCCGCTTGACCATAGGCGTGGGCGTAGATCGGGTAAAGCCCGGAAAGGCCGGTCATGTCGGTGCCGCCGGCTCCGCCCAGGTTGTCCTTGACTTCGGGGTCCTCGCCGGACAGGGGCTCCATCAGGGCCGCGGCGACCGCGTGGGTGTCGATCGTGACCTGGCCGTCGCGAGCTTCGGGGTCAATGATGTTGTTGTAGAAGTTGCGGACCTTGTGCTCGCCGCCGAGCTGGGAGCTGATGTTCTCCATGCTCTGGTCGCGGACGATCGCGAAGCACTTTTCGATCGTGCCGAAGCCCCCCCAGGCTACGTCGGCGTCTTCGCCGTCCAGGCTGGTGAACGGGCCGTCCTTGCCGCCCTCGGGGGTGATGACGTCGTAGGAGCGCGGGTTGTAGGCCTCGTCGTACGCGCGGAGCGCGATGGCCTGGAGGCGGGCGACCTTGATCTCTCCGATCTTCTGACCGGCCAGTCCGAGGGCGTCGACGGCGTCGCGCGCTTTCTTGCGGATAGCGTTGGCGCGCTTAGACTTGTCCTTGTCGTCAGGGTACTTGGTCCGCTTCTCCTTTGGGATGCCGGCCTTGGTTTCCTGGAGGTCGAGCGCGATCTTCGCGATCGCGTTGCGGGCCTTCATCGCGTCGATCATCTTCTGATCGACCGCGTGACCGGACTTGTTCAGGATGATGTCGAGGGCGCGCTCCGCGAGGGAGACGTTCTTGTACCAGTCCATCTGAGGCGACAGGACGGCGAGCACGCCGGCCGCGGCCTCATGGGAGATGCCGTGCTCCTCGGAGAGACGCTTCGCGATGAGGTTGGCGCCGACGTACCAGAGCTTGCTTCGGCCTCGGATTTCGGGCGGCACGCTGTCGAACATGTGCAACAGGTTGCCCTCGACGTGCTTCATGAACGCGTCGATGACCTGGCGGTCCGACATGGACGGGTCGTGCTTGAAGCCGGCGATCTTCTTGAGGCGCTTCGCGAAGTCGCGCATCTTCGTCGGGTTTGAGTAGACAGTGGCGATGTCGGACTGGAGGTTGTAGGCGCCGGCGTCCTCGGTCGCGGAGACCGCGCTGGGGAAGCGGGTGCTGGCCAGCTTGGAACCCTTCTCGAAAGCCTTCGACACGGGCAGTCCGTCCAGGGAGTCCGCGATCTGGAAGATGGAGTCCTTGGCGTTGATCGCCTGCGTGGCGACCCTCTTGTTGTCCTTGAACTTCTCGAGGATCTCGGACCACGCCTGCTCGCGGGTCGCGCCCTCGAACTGCCTGGCCGTGATGTAGAGCGCGGCGCCGGACTCGAAGCCGCCCGTGAGTTTATCCTGGGTCTCTCCGCCTTCGTCGCGCCCGGACGCGACGGCGCCGGTCGCCCGAGGGAGACCGGAGTCGCGGAGCATCTGCTCGGCCGCGAACTTCATGTCAGCGACCTGGGTGCGCTCGTTCTGGTTGAGCGGCTTGACGGACTGGGCCGGCGCCAGGGAGATCGGCGCGCGGGCCTGGGCCTGGGGCTGGAAGGCGGACGCGACGCCGCCGGACTGCGGGGCGGGCTGGGCCTGGTTCTGATCAGGAGCGAAGCGCGCCATGCCGGCGGCTTCCTCGTCGCTGACGTCGACGCCGACCTGGCTGAGGCCGGCCTGCTGGGCGGCGAGAAGGCGGTGACGGCCGTCGCCGATCGCGACGCTACCATCCGGGCGGAGACCGACGCGGCTGGCTTCGAGCTGGCCGCGGTTGTTCTGATCGCCGAGGAAGGCGCCCGCCTGAGCGAGGCGCGGACCTCGGTTGTTGGAAAGCTGGTTCTGCGGGTCGCGGATGTCGAAGCCAGGGTCCCCCTGGCCGGCGGAGTCGAGGACCTTCTTCGGGTCCACCATGACGATCCGGCGACCCTGTTGCGGGGCGCGGTAGTCGGACGCGGCGGTCCCGGATCGGCCCTGCGTCTGCTGGGTCTGGGGAGCCTGTGCCTGCGTCTGGGGCGGCGTGAACAGGGAAGAGACCGGGGGGGCCTGCTGAGCCTGGGGCTGGACCGGGGTCCTGGCCTGCGCCTGAGGAGCGGCCTGGGGACCGGCCTGGGGGGCCTGGGAGGTCTGAGCGGCGGGCGCACCGGTGCTGGCCTGGGGAGCGCCAAGAGGGATGACGTCCGGGAGCTCCGCGCCGGCGGCGGGAGCTTCCTGGGCGCTGGTCCCGACCGGGGCCAAGGTGTCCGTGTTGACGCGGAGCTGGGGCGTGACCTGGGGTTGAGCCTGAGGCGCGGCCTGGGCGACAGGGGATCCGATCGGCGAGAGGGTGTTCAGATCCACGGCCATCTGGCCGGGATTGCCTCTCGGCGCCATCGGCGTGAGCGTGCTGGCGTCTACCTGCATGCTTGGCTTGAACGCGTCGGCGATAGCACCTCCGGCCTTACCTACACCAGCCATGATCGGCCCCTGGGTGCCGACGCCGGCGATGGCGCCGACACCAGCCTTGAACGCGTCCGCCGGGGAAAGCAGACCTTTGCTTTCCGCCGCATTGACCGCCTGGGCAGTGACGACTTCTTCGCTGACCTCTCCGGCCAGCTCGCTGGCGATCTTACCGGTCAGTGTCTTACCGCCGGGAATAAGCTTGGTGAGACCGCCCATCGCGGCCGTAGCTCCGCCTTCGGCGATGCCAACCTTGATGGCAAGTTTCTGAGCTTCGCGGTAAGCCTTTTCGTAGTCGGCCGGGTTCTTCTTGTAGGCTTCGACATACCCCTTCGGATCCTTGATGACCTCAGGGTTCTTTTTGATCAGCTCTTCAAGGAGCTTGCCGTCATAGGAGTCCATGCCGGTCAAGAGACCGGTAGCTCCCAGGCCCGCCGCGCCGGCTAGGAGTGCACCTCCGCCGGTGGCAACAGTGGCCGCAGTTGCGGCCATGCCTGCGCCAGCCGCCTTGGCTGAGCCCCAGGAGCTTTCCGCGGCGAGCTGGGAAAGAACATCGAGCGGATTGTTCGCGACGGCTCGCAAAGAAGATCCAAACCCCTGGGCCTTGTCGAACTGAGCCTTTCCGTAAGTCGTACCCTGGTGTCGGGCAAGGGTGTCGTTCACCTCTTTGAGCTCCGCCGTCTTCGCTTCCAGATCGGCGTTGAGCTGTGCAAGCATGGCGTCGCGGTTCTGGCGCGCGCGTAGTTCGCCGATGCGAGCCTGCGCCTGGAACGACGGGCTGTTGAAGTTCATGTACGGACCGCTCGGCATGACCGGGGTCGGCGTAGACGTCGTGAGTTTCGACAGCTCGAGTGTCTCGTCCAGGGAGAGTGGCTGTAGCTTCGAGATCTGCTCTCGCTTGCTCAGGATTGCCGCAAGTTCGCCGGCGAGATCCGCCTGAGTCTCGCCCTGCCAAGAACGCACAAAGGCGTCGCCGAGCGCGGTGCCGAAGTCGGTGACGTTTGCGTCTGCTCCGGTGCGAGCGGGACGACGAGACGCCAGGCCTCCAATAGGCACACGCACAGTCATGCCGGTATCCGGGTCAAAGACCTCTCTGTAGTCTTTGCTCAGGTCCGCGGAGGGCCCGAGAGGAATGATGTCAGGTAGATCGTCGTTTCCGGCCATGCAATAGAACTAACGCCGGCCAGGCGGAAGTCCAGCAATCAGGCCGGCTTACCTAACAGCCTTCAAGGCGAACGACCCATCCTGCATCTGGACCTTTTCATAGACGCGGTTGCCCAGCTTAAACAGGCTACCAACCTCGGCCTGATCGCGGATCTGAGGAAGCATGTCTCGGGCGGACTCAAGCGGGATCTCGACAAACCCCCGGGTCTCTAGCGCGGGGTCTCCGGGGACCAACTCAGTGGGCTCGATTGCGGCGGCTTGTTTGGGGGTGATCTTAGTGACCTTGGTCACCGGATCTTCAAGCAAGCCACCTTCTGTGGTCTCAGTCGTCGTGTCGAAGCGGTTAGCGGCTTCGGTGTTATTAATCAGGCCGAGGGCGGCCAGGGCATCGTTCAGTGACGATGATCGGGTCGACAGGCCGGTAGAGATCAGGGTCTGCTGGGTGTCGATGATCTTGCGGATCATGCCCTCGTCGAGGGTAGTGTAGTCGCCGGTGTCCTTCGAGCCGGCGTGGTAGAGATCGACGATCGCCTGGCGCACTGGGCCTTTGACCTGTTCAGGAGTAAAGGCGTAGGTCTCATCCTTATTGCCACCCGGGTTGGACTTAGCCTTGGCGTTTGCACGAGACGTGACGCCCTGCTGGGTGATCGTCGCGGTTTTCTCGGCCTTAGCCAGTTCTGCGGCGATTTGTTGAGCGCGGATGGTATTGGCCTCCTCCGAGGTGAAGGCGGAGTCAGCATTCGTGGCACCGGTTACGTTTAGCAGTAGGCTACCCTTACGCCTGTCTCCTCCTTCACGGACGACCTCCTGAGTGCCAAGGTCGGTGCGTACGCCGCTGAATAGGTCGGCAAGGCCGTTCTCGGCTCCGGTCATGCGGAACGCCAGGATCTGGCGAGGCGTGTAGCCGGCCGCGAGAAGCGCGGCGTCGTCTGCGAGGAACTTGCGGCGATCCTCAAGGGCTCCGGTCTTGGCCTTGTGATACCCTGTCTCGGCGTCAAAGTTACGCGTGCGCGCCTGCATGGCCGCGCCTTCTGCGGCGGCACGAGGATCAAAAAGTGCGCCGATGTTAGCGAGACCGGCCGCAATCGAAGGATCTCCGGCGAAATTGATTTTATCTCCCATTTTTATCGCATCACGTAGTTTTTAGGAGACGACTTTAGAATGTCTCCAATACTGAAAGGCTTCGGAAGACTAGAAATAGGCGTCGTCGTCCATCCTGGAACATATGGACCAGCGCCAATCCCCAAGCTCGGGAACGATGTTCCGGATGAATTAAATCCTGCGGCAATACCGGTCGCAGGGGTTCCTGTTCCCCACCACCCTGATCCGACGCCAACGCCGGCTACAGTGCCGGCGGTTGATAGAATTGAACCAAGCGTACGAAGCCCCTGGCCTTTCTGAGCCGCGGCTTCGAGCTCAACGGGTAGCACGTCTGCGGAACCCTTGGCAAAGTTGGCGATACGAGCGATGTCCTGATTGGTGCGGGCGTTGTTGATCGCGTTCTCAAATCCGACGTCGTTGAATGAAGAAAGTTTAGCTTTCGCGGCTCCCTGCTGGAGCGCGTAGCCCAGACTCCGAGCGGCCTGGGATGCGTTCTCGGTATTGATCACCTTCGCGGCCGAACTGTCGCCGGCCAGGTTCGCACCGGTAGCCTCGATCGGCGCGCGGACGTCAGCCACGGCGGCATCGGCCGCGCTCTTGCGATCAGACTCAGCCTTTGCCATTCCGGCATCAGTCGCGTCCTTTCCGGTCTTTCCAAAGTTTTCGGATGCCCTGGCGTCCGCTTCATCCTGGAAACCCTTCTGGCGCCAGCGTTCGGCTTCGCGAGCGCCGGCCTGGGCCTTCTGAGCCTTTCGCGCGCCAGCGGCGCTGGCGGCTGTTCCGGCGGCGGTTAGAGCAAGGGCGATCAGCGGGGTGCACATTTACGTAAAGAGTCTTGGCTTGTTGCTGTTCGGACCACCGAAGCCGAACATCTCCTTGAAGGGGCGGATGCCTGGTCCTCCGGAGTATGCACCAGCATTATTCGCCGCGGCCAGTACTCCGGTCGTGTTCTGGAACAGGTTGCCGAGCGGGCTGAACTGGTTCTGCATGGCTAGGATCCCAGCCTGGCGTAGTGCGTTCTGTCCGGCCAGGCCGGCGTCGCTGGTCATGTTGACCTGGGAGATAAGGTTGTTGCGCTGTTCCTCTACTGCCTGGCGGCTTTTCTGGATCTCGGACAGGGCCCCCTCGGCAATAGCCTGACGAGCGGCCGCGTTGTCACGCATCAAGATGCCCTGCTGGCGAGCGGACTCACTGGATTGGTCAAGGCCTGACCGGGCAAGGCTGTAGGCAAGCTGATTGCCGACCTGCCTGTACTGATCGTTGACCTGGGGGGTCACGAAGCCTCGATATGCGTTTGCGCGATCGTTGTAGAAACTGTCGTCAAAACGGCCAAACTCCTTGTTGATCCTGCTGGTGCCTTCCTTGACGCGCGCCTGGCGCGCCATCTCGTCGGCGCGAGCCTGGGCCGCACCTCCGTCGCCACCTCCTCCGCCGAAGCACATTAGGAGATGACCCTCCCGGTCTTGTTGGAATAATTCATTCTGATGGGTCCGTTCGCGAAAGTATCTGGGTTGGCCTTGTTCATAGCCATAGGAGCCATTGCGTATGCCAATGGGCTTGTCTGATTTACTGGGGTCACGCCGGCGTTGGGCGTGTATTGAGTCTGCGGACCGGCTGGAGATGCGTTGTTTAGACTGCGCTTGATGGGGTTAGAAGTAGGACTTCCACCTTGCCTGATGTCACCAAGGACAGACCCAACTAGGCCGCCCCTTTTGAGCGCCCTTCCTCCCGCCTGAGCTGTGTTTGGTGCAAAGCACATCTTCAAATGGATTGTGTCTTAGCCGGAGGCTTTGTCCAGCAATACACCATGAAAGCCTCCCCGTTCTTCCCGTAGTTGGCTGTTTCTGACTCTTTGTATGCCCCCAGCACCTCCAGCCACCGGTGCGCGATCTCGTGTGTCGCAAGGCTCCTGCACTCAAGCCTGTGCCAGCCGGCGGCATCAAGGGACGGAAAGAACACCCGCCTGCCAAACTTGTGGACGGACATGGCGATCTCATCAAACCGGTCGGTGGCGAACATCCAGACAGACCACACCCCAGCCCAGACCGGCACGGCTCCACAGCATACGACAGGCTCGCCGTCGTCGGCGTGAAGCACGAAGCCGAAGTCTCCGGAAAGAAGGACCTGGTTGGAGAATGAGGTCGGATCGTCGTTCCATTGGGTCGCGTAGATCTCCTCCTTGTCCTTGGCCCGCATGTTGTGCACGACGTGCCGGACACCCTCCTGATAAAGCTCAGTCACTTTCATTGAACTCGAAGTGACAGATGAGGTTGGCCAGGCGGGCGTAGCCAGGCGAGTCATTGACCAGGCGTACACCCACATGGGTTCCGGACCCATTTGCCTGGATGCGACCCAGAGTAAATGTAGGCTGGCTGACAGTGGCGACCAGATCTCGGGCGCCAGGGCTGACAGGATCCATTCCGATCTCGACCGCCCACTCACCCTCACAGGTCATATCAAGACCCATAAGGGTTTTCGTGTGCGCCGGCTTTCCGCCATCGAGATAAGGCAGAACAACCTCGACATTGGAGTCGTCGTAAGTGTCTCCATTGGGACCGCCATACACGTAGACGTTTTGGCCTTCCTTCGCATACACCTTTCCGTCCTTGGTAGTGAAGTCAGTGAAAGTCCGGCCAGGCTCATAGGTCGACCAGGCCGCGACCTGACTGCTGGGGAAGTATGAAAAGACGTAGATCTTATTACCGATGGCAATCCAGTAGCGTCCGTCGATAGGTTCAATGACGGCTGGGCATGCGGTTTTCTGGGCTTCAGACATGGTCGACAGGTCCTGCAAGATCAGGTTGTCGATCGGCGTCCCGACGTCGTTGACAACCGCGGCGTTAGAGCTGTCGCGCGCGCGCAAGGATCTGACTCCGGAGTCTGAAAGGTAGAATACGTCGATGTCACCTACGGACACGATGCTCTTTTGCCCGAGCGCGCCGGTATTAGAAAGCACCTGGCCTTGGCGGTTGTTGGCAGGGTCGGTGTCAATGGACCAGATCTGAACAGCTCGACGAGCAAAAGAAGCCACATTCCCCTGATAAAGAGCTACGCCGGTCAGCACCTCGTTGCCTCCGTTGTTATTGGACATGTTGATGAAACCGGATCCAATCCCGTTGAGCGTCCAATTTGTGGGCTGGTTTACCCCCGAGAAGAACAGGCTAGATCCGCTTGTCACATGTGCCTTTGTCTTGTAGGTAAGAGCAGACGTAGGGGAAGTGCCCACGACACGCGCGCTACCCCAGTAGATCGGATTGGCTGGGTCGTCTTTAAGGGTCGCGATAAGCTGAACCTTAAATCCAGGCTGGAAGTATCCTCCGTTCTCGCCGAACGTATATCGAACAACCTGCTGTTGCGCCGGCGTGGTGTTTTTTCCGCCCGAGAACGTGCTGTAGTTCGCGGTGGTGACATTGCCGGCCGTAGTGACAGCGATTGTTCGACCATTTGCCGAAGCACCTGATCCTGCGGGAGCTGTAAGAATGACACGGCCGTCCTCCACAGACGCCACGTAATCAGGGTTCGCGGTGAAGGAGTTAATCCTCTCTACCAGCTTGCTCATCGTGTCCGCATTTGAGAAGGCCCATTTCACGTGGCTTGCGATCATCTCTACCCCATTGACCTTGACCGAGGTGATCTTGTTGCTGGTACCGCCAAGCATGGTTCCGAACTTGGCGATGAAGCGACCAGGAGTGTAAGGGCTGGGCGCAATGGTCGCCGTGTCGATGAACTCGTGAATATGACTCACGCTTCCAGGGTCTGCCGCAAACTCGATCTCCACCAAACGGCCATTCAGTTCCGCGTGGTCATCAAGGTAATCTCCGTTGGTGTTCGGGACGAAGAGATAAAGATCGCATGCGTCCGTGCCAGACAACTGTCTGATCGTGAATGAAGCGGCGCCAACCGGCGTGTTGTTGAAGCCGGGCCTGTTTCGCGCGAAGTTTGTCAGGTAAAAGTTCAGGTTGAAACCAAGCCTGGGGCCGATGTTCCAGTTGGTGGGGGCGGCGGGGTTACTAGTGTCGGTGAAGCCTGCCCAGTTCCCAGGTTCGTCGATGGCTTTTTCTCCGTTGAAGTACACATTCATCACGGCCGGCATCGGCTGGATGTCGCGAACCGACCTGGATGCCGTAGCCGGCGTACCGGCTGTACCGCCTGAGATCGCGAACCCACCCTTGGCCGGCGTCTCTGGGGTTCCGGTGATGAACGGAGTCACAGTAGCCGCCGAAACAGTCAATGGCCATTCTGCCGTCGCGCTACCCGTGAACTCGGTGCCAACAGGTCCGGTGACGTCGATATACGCTCCGTTCGCAGTGTATCCTGTCGTGGCGTTCCATCCTGTCGTGGATGCACCAGAGGTGCCGCCCTTGATGTACCATGCAAGCGTGCTGGCAAAGTTATACCAGGATCCCTGCATCGTTGAACCATAGGACCAGCTCTTTGAAAGACCGATGACGAAGTCAGGAATGAACTCTCCATCCAAATATGGGATGACATCTCCATTACTCCACTTGGCCAGCACGAACGTCTTGCCTCCGTATAGGGTGCTGTAGACGATGCCGGTAAGACTGGGTCCACCTCCAAGAGTGGGTCCAGGTCCGCCGAAGATTACGGACGGATGCTTCAGGTATCGAACAAAGAGTCCTCCGCCTGCCGAGAGCTCATTGTTGCCGGTGGAAGAGTTCCAGTCGTCCGTGAACGTATAGATCTTGTCGGACGTCGCCTGCAACCCATGGAGCGGACGATAGAAGACATTGGTGTTCAGCGGACCGATCGACACGAAAGCTTTTCGCTTCTCGATCTCTCCGCCGCGAGAGATGTGGGCGTTCTTCAGACTCTGAAGCGTGCCGGGACGCGCGGTCAGCGGATGACGCCTCGTGTCGAGGCCCGCGCTGAAGTTCTCGACGACAAGGTATGCCATGGATCAGACTCGGTCGCTAGGGAGGATGCGGGCGCCGTTCATGCCACGTTCCTCGTAGGAGGGCATGCCCCCGCCGAGGGGGAACACGTCGGTCTTGATGCCCTGGCCCTTGAGCTTGACGTAAAGGGCCTGAGCCGCCTGAAGCTTGGCGCCGGCGTCTTCGGCCTTGGCCTTGGCCAGGAGCTCGGCCGCGGCGAACAGGACGATCAGGTTGTCGTCCAGGAGCGCGACGTCGGAGTCGGAGATCATCTTCGGGAGCCGGCGGATCGCCTTGAACCGAAGCACACACTCGTCGCTTGCCGGCATAGGCCAGACCTCGAACTGATTGCCCTCGTAGTGACGCCAGCGGGTGGGGGGATCTTCCTTCTCGCCATCCGTAGGATCGGAGGAGTTGTACTGCTCGACGCCGATGCCGTATTCCATAGGGCGCCAGGTGTCGCTGTACCGGACGTGCGTGCACGTGATCCGGTTGAAGTCGATGTCGTTGTCGAAGCCGTAGTAGCGTTGGCCGTTCAGGAGCGCCTCGTCGCGCTCGATGAAGGCGAACGGCCAGTCGAAGTCATTCCACAGTCGCTCCTGGGTCCGGTTGAGGATCTGCTTTAGCTGGGGCAGGGCGTTGACGCCCATACCGACGTTCGTGGAGGCGCCGATCTCGGCCCGTAGGGCGTCGACCAGCGCGGAGAGCTGGGTGCCTCGGGCCATCGGTTACTTCTTCTTGGAGGTTTCCACGGCCGGCTCTTCGACGCCGACTTCGGCCAGGCTGGTCGGGAGCTTGCTGACGACGCCCGGGAAGAGCTTGTCGATCAGGGGCGCGGTGTAGATCTGCTCCAGGCGGTCGCGCTCGACCTTGAGGTCGACCGGCGTGGTGCGTGTCTTCTTGATGTTGATCACCGCGTCATGTCCGTGGACGGACTTGATGACGGGGATCTCGGGGGCGCTGACTTCCTTGATCACAGTGTTTTCAAGGGAACCGGCGAGTCGGATTTCAACGTTGGCGTATTCCATGGGTGTCCGATCATCGTGCCCCAGGGCGCATTTGTTGCAAGCAAAAGGGGGTGGCTCCTTGCGGAACCACCCCCGAGGGAAGCCTCAGCTTCGGTTAGGCGGCTTCGTAGACGCCCGAGCCGTTGAACTGGGTGCCGACGAGACCGCCGGTCCAGGTCATGGCGCGGTAGAGCACGTACTGGTCGTGCGGGCGCGCCGGGCTGTGGGTCTTGTTCTCCTCGCCGTCCATGACGTAGAGGTTGATCTTCGACTCGTCGATGAAGTAAGCGCGGTTGGTGTAACCGAGGTCATCGAGGGTCGGATCGTAGACGAACTCACCGACGCCCTGCATGGTGATGCCGGCGAGACCGATGTCGGTCATGCCCTTGGCGAAGCCCTGCTGGGTGTAGGTACCCTTCGAGGTGATCTCGAGGTCGAGCTTCTCGAGGAAGCCGGAGCCGCAGAGGACCAGGGAGGGCTTGCCACCGAAGCGGGTCAGCTGGCGGATCTCCTTGCGGAGGTACTCGCTGATCTTCTGCTGGCCGGAGACGTAGGCGATGGCGTTGGCGCCGACGGCGGCGCGGTTGCGCCACTTGGCGTTGGTCGCGCGGTCGATGCCGCCGACAGTGCCGGTGGTGGGATCGTCCGTGATCATCGACAGGATGCCGGGCACCTTCTTGGCGTCGGAGACGCCGTCGCGCCAGAGCATGTCGTTGAAGGAGCGAGCCCAGCCTTCGTTCATGTCCTTGAGCTTCTCGTCGAGCAGGCCGGTCAGGACAGTGACGTCGCGTTCGGAGTGCTTGGAGACGGACTCACCGGACGTGCTGTCGACGACGGACAGGCCGTCGTGCTTGAGCTCGGTCAGCGTCAGCGAGATACCAGCGTGGATTTCCTTCCACTGGTAAGAGGCGCGCTTGGTGTTGGCGGGATTGGCGTACGACACAGTGTCATTGTGCGTGAAGCCGGCGATGGCCGTCGTGTAGTCAAACACGACCGGCACAGTGATGTTACCCTTACCACCGGGGAAAGTCTTCTTCTTCTTGGACAGGGCCTTGAGAAGGGGCTTTTCCTGGATGGACTGGGCGAGCGCGCCACCCTTGATGTTGTAATCAAGAGCGGAGGCCGTGATGTTAGCGAGTTCCTGGGCGGTGAATGCCATGGGAGTATGTTCTGTTTTTTAGGTTTTTTAGCGGGATGCCAGCATGCCGCGCAGGACCGCTTCTTTCAGCGAGCTGGGCACGACAGTGGCGTTGGCGGACGACGTAGAGCTGGCGACATTGGACACGGGCTGGCGCCGAGGCGCGAACCGAGCAAGACGTTCCCTGATAATGGAGTGGGCGCGCTCAACGAGCGCAAGAGCCTGCTCCGGGGTCGACGGCTGTTCGGCTGACAACATCAGCTTCACCTGGTCAGTCACCATCTCTTGTTTGGCGGACCAATCGGGATCCTTGATCTTCATCTGCTGTTCCCAACCAACCACCGCGGCATGGATCCCCTGGCGGGCCTGGAGGGCCTGCTGTTGGACGGCCTGGGCCTGTCGCTCTTCGGCCAGCTTCTGCTGGGCCTTGAGAGCGGCCAGCTCCTTGGCGGTGCCCTCGTCGATGAAGCCATCGCGGACCTTTTCGGAAATGTCCTCGGGCAACACCTCTCCTACGAGAGCGTCGAGCCTTGCCTTGTATTCGCTGATCTTCTTGTGGGCCTCCGCCGGGTTGGTCTTCATTAGGGCCATGATCTGGAACCCCTCTGCTACCTCATCGGTGTTTAGCCCATTCGTCGACATGAAGTTGGTGATCTTCCGGTATTCTCCGGCGTCCAGGCGGTATGCATCCCGCTCTGCGACCACTTCCTTCCAGCGTGGGTGATTGTGGAACGGCAGTTTCTGATCTGCATCGGCGCCGGCCTTGTCCTTAGCCTTGTCGTCCAGACTGGGCTGAGGGGGCTTGGCTCCCGATGCGGAAGCTCCGTTGGTCTCCACGGGGGACGAAGCCGCGTCAGCCGCGGTCTTCTTCACGGCGCTTTTTACGGCGTCGAGTAGAGACGTTGGCTTCTTGTTAGCGTCCTGGTCGCCAGCCCCCGACGAAATGGGCGTGCTATCTTGTTTAGCGTCGGCCACCGCCGGCGTTTCGGCCGGGGTAGAAATGGGTTCGCTCGCCGGCGCGGAGGCCTGCGGCGTGTCGGAGATCGCTTCGGGTGCGACCTGGTCGTTGGTGTCGGTATCGGACATCGGTTGTTATTGTATGTTAGGTGTTACTGAAAATCAAACGTTTGCGCCAGGCACGCCGTTCGCGCGGATCTGGGCCGGCGAAGGAGGAGCGGTGGGGCCGTCGGTACCGGGAGGCACGCCGGGCGCCGGAGCGTTCATCGCGCCGGCTCCGCCCTGGAGGGACGGATCGGACGCCGGATCGCCCATGCCGGACTGGGCCACTGACTTGGCGCTGTTCATGGCGACGATCGACTGGAGGCCGGATCCGATCGCTTCCTTGACGTCCATGCCGTCGTCCAGGCGGCGGATCGCTTCGCGGGCCAGCCACTCAGGCGAGATACCAGGGATCTGGAGGAGGGTGGGCGCCAGGCGCTCGAAGTTCTGGATCTGGATCGCCTTGTTCGGGCGCCCGTTCGAGCCGGCTTCGACCTCAAGGTAGAGCTCCTGGGCGATCTCGCTTCCGGTAAGCTGGGGCCAGACAGCGCCAGGGCCGGCGATCTTCTTCACAGTCATCTCGTCCATCTCCAGGAGCAAGACCTGGCCGGTCGCTCGCGCGAGCTCGGAAAGGAAGTCTTCGATGTCGTCGACGTTCGACGAGAGACTGGACATTCGCGAGCCCTCGGCCACGGAGACCTCGGTCGCGGTAGATCCGCCGGTGCCGCCAAGGTTGGCCTCCTGGGATCCGACAAGGCGCATCATGTCGTCCAGGAGCATGGACGTGTCGTAGAGCGCGGCGTCGATCGGGGAGTGCTGGATCGGCTGGAGGATCGAGTTGACCGCCTGGCCAGGGTTCAGGTTGTTAAGCCTGATCACCGCGTTGGCCGGGTGTGACTGGAGATTGATGATGTCCTTCTCAGACAGCGCGCCGTCGTACGTGGCGTAGGCCGGCCGGTTAGCGAAGCGGTGCTCTCGCAGGGACTGACGGGCGCGGTTATACTCGCGCTGTACGGGCATCAGCAGGCGTACGTCGGACGGGGGATAGATGTCCTTGTCGGACTCGACCTCGTTGAAGATCAGCGTGAAGAAAGGCCAGAAACGCTCGAGCTCCAAGGCCGGCGCCGCGGGCTCCTTGAGGAACTCATGGTATCCGTCTGCCACGACGTACACTAGTCCGTCCTTCTTCGAGTAGATCTCCCAGACGACGACGCTCTTGCGGTCATCGTCGCCGGCTCCGCCGTTCGGATCCTGGTAGGCGGTGAAGGCCTTGCCGAGGTCGATCTTGTAGATCTCCTTCACCTCCTCGACGTCCAGGATGAACTCCTGGGCAACCCACTCGGCGCCGACGAAGCCGTTCAGCTGACGGCACTTGGTGTCAGGGATGATGGTTGGCGAAAGGGGGAAGTCAAAAACGACGCCCTCGCGGACGATCACGTCCTGCTTTGACTGAAGCTCCTTGAGCATCAGTCGTAGCTGTTCGACCTTCTTGTCGTCGTCGCCGTAGATCGCGTCCTGCTTGTCCGCGGCCAGGCGCTCGAGAAGGGTCAGCTGTTCGGTGATGTCGGTGATCTTCTCTACGTCCTCCGGACGCTTCTGCATCACGCGGTTATAGCCGAGCTTGAGGAAGCCGACGCCGGTCACGCACGTGCGCCGGACCAGCTGTTTCATCTGGCCCTTGAAAGTGGGTTGCTGTTCCTGGATCTGGTGGTGCGCGACGATCTCCATGGTCTTCGCGACCTTGTCCAACATCATGCGCTTGTCATATCCCTGCTTGATGTCCTGGACGAGCTGGAGCGCCATGGGATCCGGAGGCATGCCTACCTGTTCGGCGGCGGTCATGGCTGTCTGCACGCTCTGGACGGAAGACATCTCGCCGTCCCAGATCGCGAAGTCCAGGGTGTCGCGGCGCTTGGCCGTGAACTTGGGGTTCTTCGCGTACATCTGCGACACGCGTTGTGCGACGTGGCGCTGGATGATGTTGGCGACGTACCGGTCGTCAGTGTCGGAGCTCGACCACTGCTTGCCCATGTAGAAGTCCATGTCCTCGCGCATGCGATCGAACGGCTTCTTCCAGTGTTTCTTCGCGCGCAGTACCTTGTCGATCCAGTCCTTGACCAGGGCCGCGCGGGAAGGCTCCGGCTTCTCGACGTCGCGCTTGATCGTGGATCCCTGCTCTACAGGCATGCCCATGGCAGGTTGCATGGGGACTCCCGTCGGGGCCCCCGTCATCGGATCCATGCCGGCGAAGTCGCTTTCCATTTCAGTCTTTTTTGTTCAGAAGCCACCCATCCGCAAGAGATTGCGCTGGGTCTCCTCCCACTTGGATGAAAGCTTGACCCATCCGAGCGTGCCGGTCTTCGGCATGGTGGGCTCCTTGATCACGGCCGGCGAAGCTCCGATCGCGCGTCCGAGGCCCATGCCCACGTGGGCCAGGGCGTCGACGAAGTCGTCGTGCCTGGCCGAGGGGAACTTGAGTAGCTCGGCCTCGGCTTCACCCCACCAGGGGGCGAACTTGGGGAAGTAGACCTTGCCCATGGCCATGCGGCCGCGGATCGCCTGGGCGCGGGTCTGCTTGTCCTTCACCGGCGTGACCTCCTCGACCACTGTGTAGACCCCTCGCTCCTGCTGGACCTTGCGCAGGAAAGGGCCGATCGACTTCGAGATGTGGCCGCGCTCGGCCCACCATACGGCCGGCCGGCGCCTTTCCATCAGCTCGACCATCCCCTCGATCACCTGGTCTGTCTCGGCCTTGCGCCACCAGACGTCCGGAAGGACCCAGATGTTGTCCTCCTCGTCCAGGCCGACCGGGAGCAGGCACGTCTTGTCCGCCTGCTGTGACGTCGAGACGGCGTGGTCGCTCGCGACGTAGATCCGGAGGTTCTTCGGAAGCTCGTTAGGCTGGTAGAACTTGAGCCAGTCGCGCTTGAAGAAGTCGCCGTCGTCCGGCGTCGGGTTGCCTTGGTAGAGCGCGGAGAAGCCGGTCGGATCCTGGAGCTTGGCCTCGTTCAGGAACTCCAGGTCGAAACGCTCAGGCCATAGGGCCTCGCCAGGCTTGCGACCCATCGGGTCGTCGTGCACGGCGATCGCCGGCAGAGAGAGCACGCGCCACTTCTTCGCGAGCTCTTCGCGGTAGCACGGGTTCGTCGGATCCGTCAGCCGGCCGACCAGGTCGTCTTCGTGCCAGCGCGTCATGATGATGACGACGCGACCTCCAGGCATCAGGCGGGAGAATGCTTCCTGGGTGAACCAGCTCCAGAGCTTGTCGCGCGCGGACTGAGAGTCGGCTTCCTCGCGTCCCTTGATCGGGTCGTCGATGATCATGAGGTCCGCACCTTTGCCGGTCAGACCACCACCCACGCCGACGAACTGTCCGAGGCCACCTTCTTCGGTCTCGATCCGGTTCGCCGACGCGGAGCCCTGGCGGAGCTTGCAATTTGGGAACACCTGCTGGAAAGACGGGAGACGCATGATCTCGCGCACCTTGCGGCCGAAGCTCTCGGCGAGCTCGGCGTTGTACGTCGCGAACAGCACCTGGCGGTAAGGATCTCGGCCCAGGAACCACGCCGGGAACCGGCGCGACGCGAGCTCTGACTTCCCGTGACGCGGAGGCATCGAGATGATCAGTCGCTGGTAGTGGCCTTTTTCCACCTCCTCGAGCGCCGCGCAGATCGTCTCGTGGTGCCGGACCGGCTCGTACATCGACTTCGTCGGATCGTCCGGATCTTTCGGATCCGGCATGGTCACCGACGTGAAGCCGAGCATTGACTCGCGCGCCTTCTTGATCGCGAGCAGTCGCCTGGCCGCGGTGAGCATGCGCTCCTGCTCGGCCAGATCTGCTTGCTCGGCGTTGGGTGCCTTGCGCGCCATCAAGAATCGGAAGGTACAACCTCCACCTTGACGAGCGGGCCGAGGTCGACGGGCATCTGCGGTTCGGAGAAGGTGACTTCGCAGACCATGCCTTCCTCCCTCTCGACGAAGCAAGCCCATTGAGAGCCGTCGAAGGACGGGAACAGGACAGGCAGAAACGGAGGAGGACATACGCTGGTGTCCATCTGCGTCATCAGGTGACGGATGCGATAGGTGATGCTCATGCTTCGGTGCTGATGGTATGATTGCTGTAATATGCCCCCATAGGAGAACCCGTAAGGACTGCGATGTTCTCGACTTCGATGCGATGGTCTGGGGTGGAAGCACCATTCCCGACAGGGCCATTAGCAGAGGTGGCCGCCAGCGTCCCGTTCACGTAAAGCGAGACGTTGCCCGTGCCGTCGGAGATGATCACGGCGTCGAACCCTTGCAAGTGAACAGGGGTGAAGGTCGTGTCGATGGTGGTGAGCGTAGTTCCGTCGTGGACTATCAGACTCAGAACGCTCGTTCCGGTGAAATAAATGCCGATGCTTCTCGTGGTCGGAGTTCCGACTGCTCCGGTCTTTCCGAGGACGACCCTGCAAACAGAGTTCACATCAGTCGTGCCGAAGGCATAACGGATGAGCCTGAAGCCCCAGACGATTCGTTTGGAGAAATTGACTGCTCCGTTGTCCGGGTTTACGCCACGAACATTTTGCGAGATTGGATGATTACGAAGCGCAACCCCGACAGCCGATGTTGGAGCGATCACTCGTTGATTGCCGAACACATTTAATGCGGATGACCCGGTTCCAATAGAGCCGCCAACCCAAGCGGGGGAAAAATACTTGCTGACCGTCGGAGAGACGATTTCCGCTTCAAGTCCGTTGGGCGTGACCGCCAGCGTCGTCGAGGTTCCCGCCACGGCTTCCGCGTTGGTCGCCAGCTCGACGTGTCCCTTGGTCGTGGTCGAGGCGTCCGGGTTGGAGGCCGTCACGAACGCCGTGGTCGCCAAGGCCGTCGTGTTGTCGCCCGCCGACTGCGTGACCGCCGTGGGGGTTCCGGTGAAGGCCGGGGAGTCTAGTGGGGCGTAGCCCTGGGAAGCGACCCAAGACTCCGTGGCGTAGCCCGTCGGGTCGAAGGTGACTGCCGCCGTCGTCTGGACGCTGGAGTCGGGGAAGATGATGCCAGTCGGTGTGAACGACATCCCATTTGAACCATCGTAAACGACCAGTCCGTTGCCCTGGCTAAGCGTAAGGCCCGCCACACCATCGCTCATCGCAAGCGACAGGGTGTCTAGTCTTAGGTTAATAGTTTTCTCAGTAGCAGTTACGTTATCACCGGAATATGTAACAGCCGAGAAAGTAAGTCTGCCTGTGCCTGTGTCAATGCTTGTAGAGTTGGAATAATCTACGTAGGAATTATCCCCCATCCCTTCCTCCGCGGTGTTGGAGGTTCGGTGTGAAACCGATTGGAAGTATCCAAGTTGTCCTACGTAATAAGTTTGGTAAGTTTGGTCTGCTCCTTGAGATCCGCTGACTCCGGAAACGTTTGGGCAGATGATTTGCCCTGTGAACGTAGCCCCCGACAAAGGGGCGTAAGCCGTAAGAGCCGAGGCCGTCAGGTAACTCTGCCCCTTGACGAAGGCCGTCGTGGCAATCGAGGTGTCATTGTCCGCGAGCGAAGGAGTGACCGACCGAGGGTCGCCCGTGAAGACCGGCGAGGCGAGCGGGGCGGCACCAGAGACGTCAGCCACGCCGAGCGTGATCGCGCCGGTTCTTCCTGCCACCGATGTGACAGGAGCAGAGGTAATGTATCCTTGACCCTTCACGAAGGCCGTGGTGGCGATGGATGTGTCGTTGTCGCCGAGGGCGGGGGTGACGGCGCGAGCGTCGCCTGTGAAGACAGGGGCATTAAGCGGTGCGTAAGAAGCAAGGTTGATGCTGATGCTCTTGCTAGACTGGTCATAGGAAAGAGGCGAGGATGCGGAAATGACGCCTGAGTCTCCTTGATCGCCCTTGTCTCCTTTTTCTCCAGGAACGCCTTGAATCCCCTGCTGTCCGGCTGGTCCGGCTGGTCCAACAATCAAAGGGATGCTGTTGACGGCGTCCTGAGCCGCCTGGGCGTTGGCGATCGCGGAGTTTTTCGCCTGAAGCGCCGTGTTCGCGTAAGCCTGAGCAGAGCCGGCGTAGCCATTCGCAAGTACAGCCGAAGAGGCCGCGACATCTGCTGACGTTTCAGCCGCCTGCGCGGCGTTGATCGCGTTTTGCGCGTTCTGAGACGAAAGAATTGAGTTGAGTTGGGCGATCTTCGAGTTGCCGGCGTTGTTTACGAGGCCGACCTGCTGATTACCTGCCGCCTGGATCGCCTGGAGGGGCGCATCAGTAAGGAGCGGCTCGACGTTTTCGGCGACAACCTGGAGATCCAGGGCGGAAATGCGGATCATCCCGTCGTCGGCCTGGATCTCGCCGAGCCTTTCTTGGGTTTGGTTGATGGCAACCAGGACCTCATTGAGCTCCTGGTCTACTTTTTGGCCAGGAAGGGGCGCCGAAGGGTTCGACGTCTGATAATCCGTGAAATTGTACTGCCGTTCGTATGGCTCCGGAGGCTGACTCATGCGAACTGTTGTGCAGAATAAAGTCATAAGTGCAAGAGAACGGGATGTAGGGAAAACTTTTTCGGACCGCAGATTTTTCCGAGCGGGGGGAGATACTAAAAATACAGCGCGGGCGAGGGGGACCCGGGGGGTCCGGGCCGGCCGATCGGAGCTCGACCGGCGGGCGCGATCTAATCGCGCGGGAAAGGCGCGATCTAACCGCGCGCGCGGAGTTAGCACGGCACCGCCTTGGGGAGGCAGTAACACGTCGACCGGATCAACGACTTACGCAACGATCGGGTGCCGATCCGGGTGCCTCGCCCTCTAACCGCGCGCGCGGAGTTAGCACGGGGAGCTCGATGCCGGCGCCGATCCTGGTCGGATCCGGCCCGCCGATCCCGGCCGGCTGGAGCGCGCGCGAGGTGGCAGGCGATCGGGGGGGGATGAGACGCTTTTGAGACCGGTAGATCGGCCGGATCCTGGTGCCGATCCGTCGACCGGTCGGCAGGTTGGCACGGACCCTGCTTGCACGGCGCCGATCCGACTTGGCACGCCCCCCTGCTTGCACCGGCCGTTTTTGACTTGGCACGGGCCCTGCTTACGGCGTCGCCCTGGTGCCGATCCTGGTGCCTGGAGATCGGCCGATCCGCGCAGGATCTACGCGAAGTTCTGCGATTTTTTTGCTATTGGATTTCACTGTCATTCAACGACTTACAGAACGGACTGAAAAATGTCGTTGAACATTTCGGATCCGTTGACCAGTGTGCCGACGTCGCTGATGCCTACGGGCTGATCCCACGGGATCGAGATCGCCGACTGGCACCCGGGAAGACGGGCCGTTTTTTGACAGTCTAGGGATCAAGGGAACAAGGGCGAAACGCACCGGCACGGGCCGGGCGTCGCACCGGTCAAGCCGGTGCCTGATGAGCCCAGTAGGTTCAACCAACCAAACCTCCCAACACCCCCCAAAAAAACATGAGCAAAAACTACAGCATGACCGCAGTGATCAAACTCGCATCCAACGAGGCCCAGAGCTGGCTCCTGACGCCGTTCACCCGCTACTCCGACACGGAGAAGGGGTACGACAAGGCGGTCCAGTTCCACCGGGATCTGATGGACTTCGAGCTCGGATCCGACGAGCACCCCGACGTCCAGCAGGCCCTCGTCGACCGCCGGTGGGAGTTCGCAGACTTCTGCGAAAAGCTCCACGGCTGGGATGTCCGATGCTAACAGATCGAAACGCCCCACGGGGCGTCGCCGGGTAAGGCCCGGCCTGATGAGATCAACCCAACAACCCAACCCAACCCAACACAACACAAGCATGAGCAAGAAACACAAGTACGTCGTCCGCCTCCCGGACGGCAACCAGGCGACCCGCACGTCGCCCCGGACCTACACCCACGCGATCGCCGTCAAGGACGCTCGAGGCTGGGGGATCCTGGGCTACGCCGGCAACCTGGACCTGGCCAACAAGGCCTTCAACCGGGCCGGCAAGATCATGGCCAAGCACCGCCTGATCCCCGCCGACTCGAGCGACTACAAACACCGCTGGACCGAGATCCGCATGATCGCGGTCGACGCGCACGCCGTGACCGAGCCCAAGCCGGCGAAAGCCGAGCCGGTGAAGCCGGAGATCCCCAAGCCGGTCATGCGCGACGAGCGGATCAGCTTCGGGATCAAGTGGTTCCTGACCGAAGAGGACGCCCAGGCTTACGCCAAGGCCCACTCCGGCGCGACCTACAACGGCGGATGGTTCCACGGCATGTCCTGCGGTCGCGACAAGTCCTGGGACATGGAAGTGAAGCTCTGCCACCACGAGCGCAACGAGATCGACCGGTCCATCCCGGTCGGCTCGAAGCTCTACGCGGTGACCGACTAAGCAGATCGAAACGCGACCGGAAGGCCGGCGCGTCGCCAGGTAAGGCCTGGCCTGATGAGATCAACAACCAACCCAACCCAAAACCACACCCAACACATGAAAGACTACGACGACCACACCCACCGCACCGGCGCCTCGCTGGTGCTCAAGCCCCGCGAAGCCGGCCTCGGCTTCGACTCCCTGGTCCGCAACCTGCGGATCCTGGAGGAAGCCTCGATCAAGCTCGGCGCCTGGCTGGACTACAACGAGACCATGATCAAGGACATGCGCGTCGACGCCTGCCTGGTGCTCGAGTACGAGCGCACCAAGCGCCCCGGCCTGCGACGCGACAAGAGCTACCGCTACTTCCGCGACGACGAGCACGCCGAGAAGGTCCTGGCCGGCAAGGTCCAGCAGATCGCCGGCTACGCGGATCACCTGGGCTTCGACGTGATCGTCGGCGCCACCTACCACGAGGAGCTCTAAGACCATGCGCCACCTCAAAGACGCCTTGACGGCGCTCGCGATCCTGGCCATCGCTTGGATCTTCGCCGTCTTCCTTCTCAGCCTCTAACCCCCAACACACATGAGCACCAACAAGCACAAGCACAAGCTGAGCGACCTCCGCAAGTTCGCCGGCACCCTCGGCCTCGAGATCGCCAAGTACAGCCCCGGCGACGGGCGCACGCGGTACAAGCTGGTCCGGATCGGCCAGCAGTACTTCGAGACGGACGGCTACTACCGGCCGACGACCCTGAGCGAGGCGCACGCGTTCCTGGCCGGCATGGCCTTCCGCAAGCACGTCACGGAAGGGGGCCAGGTATGATCCTCGCGATCACCCTGTCCAACCAGGCCGGCGAGATCGCCGAAGGTAAGGGGTCGCCTCTCGAGGCGGTCCTGATCCTCCGGGAGCTCGTCAAGGCCTGGGGCAAAGAGGACCTGCACCTGTCCTGGCCGATCGGAGCCGGCACCGGTGGCCTGACCATCCCGGCCGGCCAGTCCTTCGACGACGCGATCCTGAGCGCCAAGGCGGAACTTGAGGACCCGGACCTGGTCTTCGACGACCCGGCCGAGGAGGACATGGCCCGCGTGATCGTGCGCGCCCTGTACATGGCCGTTCTGATCGACGGGGCCGAAGTGGTCATCGACGAGGGCGACCACTCCGAAGACACCGGCGCCCGGTACGACCGGTACGACGAGCTCGAGGAGGGCGAAAGCTACAACTGACCATGGCCAGCAAGATCACCCGGTACGACCTGGTCGACCTGAATGAGGGGACCCAGGAGCCTGAGGCCTGGGACATGGCGCCGGCCAAGCGCGGAGTCTACGTCGAGTACGAAGACCACATGGCCGTCGTCCGCGAGCTCAAGCGCGAGATCGCGATCCTCAAGGGCCTCCCCACCGGCGAGGATCCGCCCGCCTCCCCTCATATGCCGGACGGCTACTGATCCCTGGACATTACGAACCCACCCTTCACCGGGGTGGGTTTTTTTGTGCCTAGTCGATCCAGTGTGGCGCCGGCCGGTGAGATCGCCGGTCCTCGTTGAGGTAGATCAGGACGCCGGGCTTGGCGCCGTAGCTCTTTTTGATCAGGAGCTGGGACACGACCGCGTCGTCGGCCAGCATGCCGGCGCGCATGAGGCAGTCCAGGATCAGCTTGGCCAGGTTGTCGGCGTCGGGCCTGGACGTGTGCGCTTCGCCCTCCTGGCGCCCTTTGCCGGCCGGGAAGGTGAAGTCTAGGCCCACGAACAATCCCCCCTTCAGCGGGGCGTCCTGGTGCCTTGGTTCGCGTGCCTTGGCCTCGACCGCGGAGATCCACCGCTTCGCGTTAGCGTCGGCGACGCTGATCACCCGGCCACGGACGAACCTGGGGCGGGGCTGAGGCCTGGGGATCCCGTCGACCTGGAGCATGATGGGTTGCACCCTGTGACGCTGTGACATGTGACACCTGGGGGCAAGAGATCCGGGGATGAGCTTGCGCTGTATGGTAACCCAAGCGGATCGGCACCCCTAGGGGCGTGCCCCGAGGACGCTAGGTACATACTATGTATGTCCTCGGCGTCCTCAAGCGCTTCGGATCGAGGTTAAGTCACTGTCCTTTCGTCACTTACGTTGAGGACGCGGACCCCCAAAAAACATGCGTCCTCGCGTCCTCGTTTTTCAGATCGCATTTAACTCGCTGTCATTACGTCACTTACGGAACCGGGCCCGCGTCCTCAAATGCGCGAGGACGCACGAGGACGCGACGAGGACGCGATCCGCGTCCTCAATCCAGGTCTGACAGATCCATGCCGTCGGTCTTGTCGACGATCGCGTCGAGCAGGCCAGGCACGTCGTCGACGTCGATCTCCTCTTCGGTCGACTCGGTGATCTCGTGGACCGAGATCTCGGTCTGGTCCCAGTCGATCTCCCAGTGGCCACACTCCTCGGTCCCGAACTCATGGTCGAAGCTGTCGTCCTCCCACTGGCCCTCGATCTCGAGCTCGACATGGTAGTACGCGCCGGCGTGCTCCAGGTTGAATGACTTGGTCAGGCTCACTTGATCGGCCTCCACTTGTTGCGCTCCAGGAGCGCGGTCCACATGGCCTTCATGCCGGCCTTCATCCGGTCGACGACGGCCTGCTCATGTGGCGTCAGCTTCTTCAGGCCGGGCTTCGCCCTGGCTTCGGTTGCCTTGCTCATGCGCGGTCCTGGTCTCGGATCCCGAACGTGTCGTTCCGGATCAGCTTGAACTGGTCGGTGGTCATGTGCCGGATCACGCCGTCCTCGTCGAGCACGATCGCGAAGACGTCGTTCGAGAAGGCGCCCCCGTCCCGGACGTAGATCAGCATGCCGTAGCCGAGGGGTGTCTCGACCGGCATGGGGTTGCGGAACTCGTGGATCATGGCCGGCCCTCCTTCAGCTTGATGGTCCGGTCATGGTACTGCCAGCCCTGGCCGGCGACGTACGCGCGGACAGTGGCGTTGGCCTCCTTGCCGTCGGACCTGATCACCAGGACGACGTCGCCCTCGTCGACGTCGAGATCAGGCCGGCCGGAGCCGGCCATGTCCTCGATCGCGTTGACGATCATGTTGTCAGCCCAGGCCTCGAAGCCGAGGCGATTGACCATGTGGGGGTCGGGGGTCACGGCTGCTTGCCCTCCTTGGCGGCGTTCCACGCATCGCTTTCGATATTTGGCTCATCGGAGTCCCACCTGTCGTGAAGAAAGATTAGTCGTTTCTGCATCGCATCCCCCGCCTTGCGGAGCCGCTCGACCTCGGCCTTGAGGCGGTCAATCTCAAGGTCGCCGTGTTTGCACAGTTTGTCGGTGTTCTGCGTCAGCCGCTCGACCTCGGCCTTTAGGCGGGCGTTCTCGGCGCGCAGGTCCTTCATCTCCAGGTCCCGGCACGTGATGATCAGGTTCTTCTCGCGCTCCAGGCGCTTGACGTCGTCGATCAGCACGAGCATGCGTGCGTAGTCGGTGATACCTTCGCTCATTTGAAAGGATCCTCTTTTACGAGGTGGGCCCAGTCGGAAAGCTCGTGGCACTGGCGGTCCTGGATCCAGCACTTGCGCGGAGATCCGCGCGCGATGTACCTGGCCATGCGTTCGCCGGCTTCGGTCAGGAGCCTGACCTGTCCCCTCAGCCTGGCGTTCTCGGCCTTGACGTCGTCGAGCTCTACGAGCTGAGCGCCGATGGTGTCTACGTCGGCGACGGCCCGGCGGATCACGGCGACGACCTCCTTGTGGAGGGCGCCGGCGAGGGCGTTGGCCCGGTCGCGTTCGCGACCGAGCTCCAGGCGAAGGCCGGTGACCTCGCCCATGTCTGGGTACTTATTTGTTGGTGGGGTGCTCATGGTTGGGAGAGTCTGGAGTCACGTCGATCACGGGCCGGCCGTCAATCTCTTGTGACTTCTCGTGCCCGCGCACGACAGTCTTCACAGTGGTCTTGACGGACTCAAAGGTGGCCTGGCCCTGGCGGATCAGCTCCTCGAGCTCATGGATCGACATCTGGGACAGGTCCTTCTTGGACTTCTGGAGCCCGAGCTGTAGGCCGGCCGCGACCGCGGAGAGACCATGGCCGGAGGCCTCGAGCACCCAGCGCGCGGCCTGGAACCTGGCCTGCGCCGGCGCGGACGGATCGTTGAGCATGTTGTACATGGTCTGCCAGGCGCGCGTCGCGCCGTCGGTCTTGATCTTCTGGTCGCGTAGCTGTTCGACGGCCAGGCGGATCTTCGGGCGCTCGAGGTTCTGCTGTGCCTGGACGCGGGCGCAATCCTGGGAATAGCCGGCGGTGATCGCGGCCTGGGTCCCGTTGCCCCCGTTCTCGACGTAGGCCTCGACGAACTTGGCCTGCATCTCGGTGAGGTTCATGGTCGGCACGATCCGGCCGGTGTCGGTGTCGTTGACAGTGACACCGCCCTTCCAGGCGGCGCCCTGACCCGAGTTAGGGGTGTTCATCTGATCTTGGAAAGGTAGGCGATGTTCTTCTGGGTATGCTTCGGCATCCGGTAGAGCTTGAACCCTAGCCGGCGGAAGCCGGTGAGCCCGCGGTTGAAGCAGGCCCAGGTCTCGGCCAGGGTGGCCGGCCGGCCTAGCTCGAGGGACACACCGCGCTGGCACATGGCTATCCAGGTGCGCGCGTACTCCTTCGCGATGATCGGATCCCTGGCCTTGCTGTAGGGGTGCACGTCCTGGCCGTGCTTCGCGCGGATCTTCGAGCACTCGATCCAGGCCACCTCCCAGAATTGGTAACGGCCGATCGCACGGCCGGCGTCGCCGACCGCGTTGTCCGGATCCTTGTGCCCGCCGGTCTCGACGTGGGCGACGGCGTCGACCCAGGTGTCGGGGACAGTGGGCGCGCCCTGTAGCAGGGCGACCATGAGCAGGGTGTTCATCGCTTGGATCCTTTCATGGCGCGCTTGAGCGCGCGGACCTGGCGCATGTAGATCCGGTGCTGTTCGCGCTTCATGACCGGCGCGACCAGGTCGTGGATCTCTTCGGCGTCGGAGATCCTGAGCATGACGAAGCTGTGCCCGGACCGCTTCGCGGTACCGAGGGCGGTACCGAGAGCGGAAAGGCCGGTGCGCTTGCGGTCGACGAGCGTGACGAACTCAGCCACGGCGGGTCTTGGGTTTGCGACCCTTGCCGGACCACTTGAACGAGACGCCGACCAGGGACGCGACAGTGCGGACGGATCCTTTGTTCAGCTTGTACTTCTTGCAGGCCTCGTCGATGGTCAGGCCTTCGGCGCTGGCCTTGCGGACAGTCTCCTTCATCTTCTCGCCGTACTGCCGGCCGTTGACATTGTCCTCGGCGTCGCACAGCTCGCCTTCGAGCACGTCGTACTTCTGTTCCAGGCTGTCGAGCCTGGCCCTGGTGTCGGCGTGATCGAGAAGCTCCTGGGCGAGCTGGCCGGTGGTCCGGTCCAGCTTCTCGCAGGTCTCGAGGTATTTGTCAGCGAGCTGTTCGGCGGCGCTGATCAGGTAGCGGGCGTGACCCCACGGGTTGAGCCACCAGAAGGTGGGCAGTTCGTACTTGTTGTTCTTCATGTTGGGAGGAAGGCCTTAGGTTTTGCCCTTACGCTTCGGTTTGGCAACCTTCTTTTTCGCTTTATTCTTATGGGACCTGCCGGTCCCTGAGATCGCGGTGAGATCCCCGTATTTGATGTAGAACGGGGCGTACTTGGAGATCAGCCTGGCGCACCTTTCGTATGCGCTCAGGTTGTCCCCCGTGTTTTCCGGGCGTAGTGGTTGGTTCATTTGCGGGCGATCTGTTTGGTGACCTCGTCGAACTGGAAGTGATCCCAGTCCTCGGGTTGGTAGGCGCCGGCGTTGAGCTCGGCACCGGCGGAGTCGGTCGCGATCGGGCCGTTCGGGATGTCCAGCCAGGTCTTGGACTTGGATCCCTTCGACGCCGCGACGACGACGACCTTGTTCATCAAGAGCTCCTCGACGATGCCGGCGAACTCATGAGCGCCGGTCTGCCTGAGCAGGGGCGGGAGCTCGGATCGCCGGCGGTACAGTCCGGACTTGGCGTTCTTGCCCTCGTTGCTGTACGGGTGGCCGGCACGTGCGGCCAGGGTGATCGCGGCCAGGAGCCAGGCGTGGCGCTCGGACAGGTTGACCATGGAGTACGCGTCGTTCGCGGTGACGTCGACGAGCAGGCCTGACTCGGATCTGAGCAGGGTCTTCTCGCCCTCGTACATCTCGGGGTTGTTGGCCTTGAGCACGCCGAGCTTCCAGAGGGCCCCGCGCTTGGGCTTCAGGCCCATGCCGGTCATGCGTCGGTCGTAGTCGGCGCAATGCCAGATGCCCAGGACCGCGCGGAACGCGGCCGGCAGGGCCGAGGATCCGCGGATCGCGGCCTTCATCCCGTCGATGCCCCGGATAGGTTCGTCGCCCTGCTTGCGGATGTGGTGCGTGAAGATCGTGGCCGAGCCGAGCTCGCCGGAGATCTGAGACGCGAACCGGATGAACTCATTGATGACTGTGGCGCTGTTCTCCTCCCCGTGCAGGACGGAGTTGAGGGTGTCGATGACGACGACGTCGGGCTTCACCTGGCGGAGCATGTCCATGAGCTCGACCCATTTCCTGGAGGCCTTTGCCTCGCCGGTCCGGGCGTCGTGCTCGACGACGGCGAAGGATCCGCCGGTGTTGATGGTGGGCAGGATGATCAGGTCATCGCCGGCGTCGCGACGTCGCTGGCCGTTGGGGTCCAGGTCGTTGAGTCGGATGTGGAGCTCGTCCTGGTCGTCCTCGGTCGTGATGATCACGGCCTTGCCCTTGCGGGTGATGGACTGGCCACACCATTCGTCGGCCGGCTGGGGGCTGGAGATCTTGAGGGCCAGGTCAAGGCACAGGAACGTCTTGCCGGCTCCGCCTTCGGCGACCAGGAGGTGGTGCTTGCCGGCCAGGATCAGCTTCTCGACCAGGAACTGTCGCTTCGGGCTGGCGCCCATGCTCCACCGGTGTGCGGCCCAGGCCAGGATCCCGCCGGTCTCGGGCTTCGCGATCGGTGCCTCGGGCTTAGGGAAGGGGCCGTGGCCGGAGATGTCATTGCGGACCAGGCCCTGCCAC